ATGAAACAACGGTTCCGATCAGCGCGCCCGATGGAGAGAAGATTTCCCCGAGCAACTGACCTGCGCTCTGGAATGCCGCGATCAGGCGTTTGTAAATCTCATCCGCAGTCTGCGCGGCTTGGAGTTTGAGACTGTCCCAGAAAATTGAAAAAGCGGCGGAGATATTTCCGACCTTGATGGCATCCACCGCAGACTGGAATCCCGACATGGCTTTTTGGCCGCCAAGGAAGGCGTCGGCGAGGTTTTGGCCGATCTTGGCGGCGTCGATACGGGAGAGGGCCGAGGTGATGGCGTCGATCGCGGGGAGGGCTTTGTCGAGGATGCCTGCGGCGAAGTCTCGGACTTTTTCGCCGATGGTTTTGAATCGGTCGCCGACGGCGTCGAAAGTCGCGTTGCGGCGGTCCATGATTTCGGCCATGGAGCCGACGGTGTCGCGGGCTTCGCCGAGTTCGCCGTCGAGATTGGTGAGGAGCGGGAGGAGTTCGGCACCGGATTTTCCAAAGACTCCCATGGCGGCGGCAGCGCGCTGGGTGGGGTCGTCGATCGATTGGATGCCGGAGGAAAGGATTTTGAACTGCTCGGTGGGGAGCTTGCCTTCGAGTTCGTCCACGGAAACGCCCATGGCGGCGAAGGCATTCGCGGCGGTGCCGGAGCCATCGCGGGCGTCCTCGATGTTTTTCTGCATTTTGGCAATGGTGGATCCGACTTTCTCCGCGCCGATGCCGGAATTGTCGAAAGCTCGCTCGAGCACGAGGAGCTTGCCTGCGGTCTCGCCAGTGCTGGCGGAGAGGTCGGAGAGGCGGCCGCCGAGGTCGAGGGCGTCAGTGAAGCCTTGGATCGTGCCACGCACGGCGGCGAAGGCGGAATCGAGGACGGCGGTGAAGGCTTTGGCGGCGACTTGCCCCAGGCCGACGCCAGCGACAAACTGGCCAAAACCCATGCCGCTCTGTTCGCCCATCTTCTCGCTTTTGTTCCCGGCGTCTTGGATGTCCTTGCCAAGTTCGCCGACTTTGGGGGCCGCGCCTGCGGACTCGTTGCCGATCGCTTGGAGTTGCTTCTCGAGGCGCTCGACTTGGCCGAGGCGCTTCATGGTGGATTCCAATTCCTCGAAGGAGAGTTCGCCGCTCTTGACCTTCCCCTCGAGGGTCTGCATCTCGCTTTGGATTTTCTTCAGGCTGTCTTGCAGCCCGACATCCTTGGCTCCGAATTCTACTGAGACATCAGCCATGGCGTTACGCGGCCTCCTGGAGTTTGAGTTTTCTATGTTTCAAGATCCGCTCCATTTGCTTTTTCATTTTGCCTCCGACGATCGAGAGGCCTTGGAGCTTTTCGGTTTCGCGGAGAACCTTGTCGGCATATCGGCAGGTGTTCGTGAGGACGACGGTGGGAGAAAAGATGTTGCCCGTGCGGTCTTCGACCGTGCCGAAATTGTAATCTCCAAGATGCCGCGTGACCCATCCGGGAATATCTCGAGTCATTGATCCAGAGCCGACTTTTTTGAGCTGCTTGGCGCAAGCTGCCCAACCGGATTTGGCTAAGCCTGACTTGGCTTGTTGGGATTTAACATAGTCCGAAAGCGTGGTGTCTGGGACGAAATATTTATCCACAAACTTCCATCGCCCTATGTTTCGCGTGCCACTGCCTGCGCTGGACATCCTGCCGTTTTGAAAAGCTGCCTTGTGGATTTGGCGTAAGGTTGCAGCGGTAGCGCCATCAAGAAAGTGCGCGGTGTCGGTGCCATAGACGGTGCCGTCTTTTTTTACAAAAAGCCGGATATTTCCTGTCTTATATCTCTCGTAATTTGAGGCTACGAAAGCCGTGAGTGTAGAAAAGATGCCGTATCGTTTTTTCCCGCCAAGCAGGTCGCGGGCGATGGCTGCTTTGCCTACTTTGTCGTCTTTACCGAATGGCTGAGTGCGGCGAGCAAGTTCGACACAAAGAAGCCGAGCGCTCATGTGGACGGCGTCGGGGATCGTGGTCTCAAGGATCTCGGCGTAGTCTTTCATGATCTGCTCAAACTTGAGGTTTTCGAATTTGATTTTGGGCATCTCAGGTCAGGTTCTCGAAAGCGGCTTCTATGGCTGCGAGGGAGTCAAAATCGGTCGCTCGGTTGTTTCGGCCCCAGACTCGTTTTCTCCCGTGCGCGAAGTCGTCGGCGTGGAGGATTTGAAGGCCGGCCGCGAACGGGAGGTCTTCCAAAATCTCTCTGTAGCCCCAGCCGGTGATCTTGGCGATGCGGTAGACATAGCTCGCGAGCCAGCCGGGGCCGTTTAGTTTCCCGACGAATCCTTGGCGCCTGGCTGACTGGAGTAGGAGGCGAAGTATTCGTTCGTGCGCTCGAGACAGAGGCTTTGGAGGTCGGCGATTTCTTGGGCGCTCGGAGATTGTTTTTCCATCCAGTCATCGACGGCAGCGGCGAATCGGGGGAAGTCGTTCACGACGGCGCGGACGCTGGCTTTGGGCGCTCCGTGGATGAAGCCGAAGCCGGAGGCGCGCCACATGATGTCCATGTCGGTCGTGAGGATTTTGTTGCGCTGCATCCAGCTGATCTCGAGCGCGGCGGTGGGGCGGAGTTCCCAGCGGGAGAGTTTTTGCGGGCCACTTGTCATGGCCTGCTCGCGGAGGACTTCGTCGTCGGTGAGGAGGTCGGTGTCGGTGGTGGTGGGTTGGGTTTGTTTTTTCATGGGTTTTTGTTTCTAAAAAAGTTTGGAGAATTTACGGCGGGTTTCTTCGTCGGCGTTCTCGGAGAGGTAGAGGATTTTTCCGTTGCGCTTGAGCTCGAGGACGCGGGGGGTGCTTTTGTGGACATCGATCCAGGTCTCGCGGTTCACGAATCCGGCGCGGATGTAATTCACCGGATGCTCGGGGTCGGACTCTTCGAGTTCGGCGTGGCCTTTGGTCATCCAAAAAATGACTTTCGAGGCGCGGAGGCCGTTCGGGCCGTTCTCTTCAAACCAGAAGGAGGATGTCTCCTTGCCGTCTTCGCGGTGGACTCGCACGCATGGCGAGGATTCTTTGTGGCGGAAGCCGAGCGTGGTGAGGGCCGCAGCGGCTTTGAGGTTTTGCGTGTAGGTGTATTTTTCCATTTTATTGTCTCGTAAAAAATCGGCTCCCTATTGTGCCGGGGAGCCTGTCGGCGGGCGTGGTGGGCTAGGACAAAGCGGTGTCGTATTGCGTCATGGAAATATCCACGGAAGCGAATCCTTCGGAGGTGAGGTTTTGGGTCACGCTGTCTACGAGGATCGTGCCAGAGAGAGCACCTGCGCCGGTATTTACAAGCGAGCTGATCATGTCGCCGACATCAGGGACGGCGGTGCCGATGCCGTTGATGGCGATCGTGGCTTTTTTCCCGTAGCGGTGTGAGTGCTCGAGTTCGCCATCGGTGTTAAAAATCTCGGCTTTATCCGATGTGACATCGTAGCTGTAGGACTGGATCAAAATATTGAGAGCGGACTCGTCTTGGATTCCGAAATCGGCAGTGATTCCGCTGGCGGCGTAGAATTGTGCAGGCATAAAAAATTAGTCTTGGGTTGCGGTGATTTGGAATTCCGCGAATCCGTCGATGGATCGGGAGGTGGAGATTTGATCGATCGTGTAGGATCCAGAGACGCCGGGCATGCTGCCGAGGGCTCCGCCGACAGCGAGAGAGCCTGCATCCCCGACTCCGGAGATGGAGACCTCGCGCTTAAATTTGTTGTAGCCGACAGCGGCGTATTCGCCGTCCGCGCCACGAAGTTCTTGTTTTGCGGAGGTGTCGGAGATCGTGACCGAATTAACGATCATCGATCCTGCGTTCCCGCCTGTGATTCCGAAGGTGTAGGTTGCTGGCATAGGTGGTGGATTTCTTTGAGGTGGGGCTGTCAAATTTCGGCAATGCCGAGGACGAGGGTGGCGCTGCAAACCCAGCGCGAATCGGACTGCGATTCCGTGAGTCCGGTCAAAACCGCTCCGGCGAATGCGATGCCCTCGAAGTGCGTGGCGAGGGTTGAGAGATTGCGGAGGGCCGTGCGGAGTGCGGAAGTGAGCTGCTGGTGCTGATCGATCTCCAGGTGCGACGGAGTCGCGAGGACGATGGAGGCCGTGGCGCGTGAGAGCGTGCCGCCGATGATCTCGACATTCTCGCAACCGGCGAGGAGGACGCTTTGATCCGCCGGGATCGTCTCGGCGGATTGGCCGGTGTGGACGGGGATCCCGTCAAAGGCGGGCGTGGCGCGGAGCCATGCGGCGAGGGAGGTTTCGACCGGGAGGTTCATGCGGCACCTCCTGGCGACATGGTGGCGAGGTATTCGCCGGGGGCGTGGGTCTCGCTGACTTGGCTGATGAAATAGGTCTTGGCGCTGAAGGTGACGGCTTCGCCTCGGCGCGGTGGGCTTTGCAGGTCGGCGGCTAGAAAGCGGATCGAGAACTCGCCGCCTTGGCGGAGGCCGCCGGTCTCGAGGTCGAGGCCGATGGAGACAGGGGCGAGGCAGACGCGGATCTCAGCCTGGCGAAACTTGACTGTGGTGCCGTGGGCGCTTTGGCGCAGTTGCGCGGAGCGGAGAGCGAGGGCGTTGCGAGCGGTGGGCGACACGAACCTTGCGGCGTGTCAAAAGAAAAGCCCCCGCCGGAGTGAGACGGCGAGGGCTTTTGCGGGCGAGGAGCGCGGTGCGGGCGCTGGTGCGGGATTAGTCTGGAATGATGAGCGCCATCGTGCCAGCGGTGAGGCCAGCGGCTGCGCCGAACATCACTTCAAGCGATGCTATGAGCGAGCGGGTGCTCTTGTCCGAATACACATTGTAAGAGACGGTCAGGCCGATCTGATCGAGCGTGACGCTGTCGCTGACGAGGTAGTCGTTATCCGCGAGGGCGGGGACGCCTGCGGCCATGACGAGCGCTTCGGGCGAGCATGCAAAGCCTTTGAGGCCTGCTTCTCCGCCGAATGCGGTTGCGTAGTGGACGCCGTTTTCAAATCCGTAAGCGCCGTCGCCGAGATTGAGGGCGGTGGTGCTGGTCGGGATGAGGTTCGAGTAGATGACGGGCGAGACCACGAGGCCTTTGCGCATCGACTTGTGAACGCCTGCCCAGAGCAAGGGGAGGTCGCCGGAGGTGGCGTTGATCGAGCCTTCTGCACCGTCAACAACGGCTGCGCCGAAGTTGGCGACGGTCACGGGAGTTGTGGCCAAGGTCCAGATTTTGTCGGCGATCGCGTCGACATTGATCTGGATGAGGCGCTCCAAGCGGTGCGCGCTTTGGAGGTCGCTGTAAGCGAGGCCGAAGGGCTGATAGATGTGGTCGAGGACGACGCTGGCTTTGCCGAGGGTCGTGCCGCCGATCGAGTTGAAGGTGGTGGGGTTCACCGATGTGGACGCAGTCGCGGAAGCGATTGGCACATGGATGGTGTCCTTTGGCTTCTTAACTTCCGAGCTGAAGTCGGAGGCGAAGAGGTTGAGCGCGGAGAGGCGCTTGCTGAGGACGGTTTTTGTCTGGGCGGCGATGGAGTCCGCAACCAGGGCTGAATCGATTGTATTGGGCATTTTGGTGGTGGTGGTTTGGTTGGTTTCTCCTTGGCCTTATGCCTTGGAAATTTTGGAACGGTGCTGCCAGATGGCGGCTTTGTGTTTCTCGAAGAGGGCCGAGGCGGTTTTGCGGTCTCCGGCTTCCACGGCGGCGATGTATTCGGCGACGGGGTCGGAGGCTTCGGGGCTGGCGTTCTCAATGACTGGGACGACGCGGGCGGCGGAGAGGCCGAGGCTGCGCTCGAGGCGTTGCAGGGCTTCGCGCTCGGTGTCGAGTTGGGCCTTGTAGCTGCGGGCTTCCGCGAGGGCGCTGTCACGCTCGGCGAGGGCGGCGTTGTATTTGGCGAGGATCTGGTCTGCTGCGGCGATCTTGGCTTGCGGCTCAGAGGCATACTCTTCGTCCTCTTTTTTCGTCACCTCTTCTGTGGTCTCTTCTTCGGGTGCGCTCATGGCGGAGGCCATGGATTGCAAACGCTCGGAGAGGGTGACTTTGCTTTCGTCGTCGAGGTCGGCGGACTTGGTTTCGACTTCGTCAAGCGAGGCCAAAATTTCAACAAGCAAGGGGTTTGGCTCGTTTTCGACTTTTTCGGTTTCGAGGATTTCGACCTCGGGCTCGGCGACGGGTTGGGTTTCGTTCATACGCGGTGGCTCGGGTGTCAAAAGTGCGGCGGGGGTGTTGCGGAATTTTGTGAGGAGGGCGGGCCTGTTGGCGGAGGCGGCGATGGCGAGGCCGTCGGTAATTTCATCCACAAATCCGGCGGCGAGGGCTTGCTCTGCGGTGAACCAGGTCTCGGCATCCATCCACTCTTTGATTTGCTCGGGGGATTGGCCGGACTTGGCGGCATAGGCTCCGACCATGTTGGAGCGGATTTTGTCGAGGAGTTCAGCCTGGTCGCGGAGCTCGGCGGCGTCGCCCATGGCCATGCCCCATGGATTGTGGATCATGTAAAAGCCATTGGCGGCCATCTTCACATGATGCCCGGCGAGACTGATGACGGTGGCCATGCTCGCAGCGATGCCTTCGATCTGGACGACGACATCGGCGGCGCGGCGTTTTAGGGAGTTGAAGATGGCGTTGCCGTCGAAGACCTCTCCGCCGGGGGAGTGAATTTTAAGCAGGATAGTGTGATCTGCCGGGATGCGCTGGAGGTCGGCAAGGAAGGACTTGGCACTGACGCCAAAAGCGCCGATCTCGTCATAAATGGAGATTTCGGTTTGGCCGATGTCAGTTTTTTTAGCGAGGGCATACCAGGAGTTCACGAACACGGGCGCTGTGTCAAAAGAGAGAGGGGCTAGGCAAGGGCGCGCCGGAGGATTTTGTCGGCGGGAAGATTGAGGGTGAGGCAGAGCTCGAGGAAGAAGCGGGAGTTGAAGAAGGCTTTGGCGGTGCGGTGGGATTCGGCGATCTCGTTGTTTTTGTGGGGGGATTTGTAGGTGGCTTCGTTTTGGAGGTCTTTGAAGGCTTGCTCGATCATCGCGCACATGATGGCGACGAGGAAGTCGGGGTCAGGGTCTCCAGGGGCGGAGGTGTTGCTGGATGTGGACTTCTCGGCGAGGAATTGGTGGGGGCGCTGGATCCGCTGCCGGAAGAGGCGGGCGTTTAAATTTTTCGCGGAGGGCATTGATAAAAAACCTGCAATCAGGAGGTGGGGGTTGGATCAGGGAGATTTTGGGCATAGCTGGGAAAGACCTCGGAGAGTGGAATGCCGAGGGCCTCGCATTTTTGTTTGCGTCGGATGTAGGTGGTGAGGATGGATTCCTCTTCGGCTTCGGCATCGAGGCCGTGGAGGTTGGCGTAGCGCTCCCAGGACATGTAGCCGGAGTCGAGGAGTTGGGCGTAGAGGCGGCCGTCGCGGCCGTTGTCGACAGTGATCTTGCGGGGGGCGATCCAGTCGCAGCGCCACCAGTCGTCGCCGGGGTAGGGGAGGCGTCCGGCTTGGATCTCGTGCCATACCCAGTATTTCCAATAAGGTCGGCAAAATTGGTCGACGAGCATTTGCTGGAGTCTTTCTAAGAAGTTTTGCGCGACTTCGAGGATGCCTCGGAATTCGGTGCCTGCGGCTCCGGTGGTGAGCATCATGGCTTCGGGGGGAAGGCCGATGCCTCGGGCGATCTCGCCGAGGATGGTGGCGATGAAGGGCTCGAAGGCGCCGGTGGGGTGCTCGTTTTTAAAAGACTGAATGGCTTCGCCTGGCTTGAGCTTGGGGATGATGTTGCCGTTGTAGAGGGTCTCGGTGGAGATTTCTTGCTGGGGGTTGTCGCCGGAGGAGACGCTGCCGAGGCCGCCGCCGAGGCGGACGGCTTCGTTGCTTGTGATGGCGTAGGCGATCTGGGCTCCGGCTTTGGCGCTGCCTTTTTCGTAAGCCAAATACTCGAGGAGGTCGTGGCAGTTGATAATGGCGTTGTGCATCCAGGAGATGCCGCGTGGGTAGCCGTGGCGGCGGATGTGGCGGAAGTGGAGCATGTCGGGGGCGGGGACATCCTGGAACTTTCCAGAGGCTCGGTCGGTGATGACGCGGTAGCTGACTGGGGCTCCGAAATTATCGAGGAGGACGCCATCGAAGGCGCGCTCGGAGGAGTCGGCGGTGCTGCCGACGGTCTCGCCGCCGAGGAAGCGGACGCGGGCGGCTCCGTTGGAGGTGGTGAGGAGCTGGGCGAAGAAATCGCCATCGACGGCGACCTGGCGAAGGATGAGGCTTTGGGCTCCGTAGAAGTTGACCTGGGCGGAGGCATCGAAGGCCCAGGCTTCGGCACAGGCACGATCCTCGAAGGCGCGCTCGGCGAGGCGATTCCAGGCGGGGTCGGTGGTTTGGGCTTGGGGGACGATGCCGGTGCCGACGGCGCGCTGAGCCAAATGCTCGACGAGGTAGGAGGCGACGCCGAGATTATTGTAAAGCCAGCGGGATTTCTTGAGGAGGGTGAGGCGGGTCTGGGGTGGGGCTTCGCGCTTGGGCTCAAAGGTGTCGAGGACGATCAGGCCGCGCTGGCGGGAGAATTCGGAGGCTTCGAAGGCGGCGGCTTTCGGTGGGCGGCCTGCGCCTGGGCGGGGTCCGCCGCGATTTGATTTCTTTGAATTTGCTTTGATTTTCGAGGCCATGCCTCGAGGCGGGTGTCAAAGCGGGCTGGCGTAGAGGGAGCGGTCGATGATGCTGGCGAGTTGGCGGGCGGAGTTGCCTTCCTGGTAGACTTCCATGATGGCGGAGATCTTGAGCTCGCGAGGGAGGAGGCTGAGCTGGCCGCTCGAGGCGGTGCCGTCTCCGGAGATGCTGGTGATCGTCACATCATCGAGGCCGTTGGCGAGATCGGCGGCCATGGTGAGGAGCTCGGCTTTTGTTTTGCCGAGGGCTTTGAGGTAGGCTTTGAATCCGGCGAGGGCTTGGGCGTGCTGGTCCACGGCTTGGGGAGGGTGTCAAAGGGGAGGCGTCCGGATCGGACGGATTGAAATGATCTATTTCAAGACCCACCAGGCGACGCCGTGGAGTTTGGTGCAGTCGCCGTAATGGTCTTCGGCGACTTTTTTCCAGAAGAACGGACTGAGGCGGGAGTTTTTGTTTTGGAGGAGTTGCTGGCCGGTCAGGCCGCCGATGAAGTCGGTGCCGGTGTCGGCGGGGAGGTGGAGGAGGGGGGGCATTTTTTTGTTCACGCGCTCGAGGTAGAGCTCGGTCTTGGCGGTGAGATCGACATAGGTGACAAGGCGGAGGCTGGGGTAGCCGTTGACGGCGGACTGGGTCCAGGTGCCGAAGCTGGCGGTGGAGCCTTTGGAGGGCATGTAGACGCCGCCGGATTTCGCGCAGACGGTGTAGACGCGCTCGGCGGACCAGCCGGAATCGATGAGACCGAAGCGGGGGGTGAATGTTTTTTCGCCGAAATGGTAGCGGCGGGCCGCGAGGAACTCGGGGCTGATCAAGTCCTCGATGGCGAGGACGGTGCCGTAGTCGATGAGCCAGCTCTCGCCGGATTGGATGCGGGCTTCGACGGTCCAGTGGGTCTGGCGTTCGCCGGGGTCGGCGCAGAGGGTGAGGACGACGGGCTCGCAGGGGAGCGTGGCGATGCGGTAGGTGGGGTCGCGGAGGGCGAGGATGGCGTCTTCTTTGACCTGGGCGGCGCGGTTTTCCCAGGGGATGCCGAGGAAGTTGTTGTAAAAATCGTGGAGGCCGCCGGTGGTTTCTTTTTTCTGGAGGAAGATGCGGGCGAGGCTGCCCCAGGAGATCTGCGGTGAGTAGAGGGCGGAGATGTGGGCGGAGATGTGGTCGGAGGGGGCTTTGGGGTTTCCGGCGATCCACTGGCCTCGGCGGACGAGGTCGGTCTGGAGGGCTTGATTCCATGGGCTCTGGCAGGCGGAGCAGTGGTAGACGGTGTCGCGCTCGACGGCCTCGAGGTCCCACATGCCTGCGAGGTCGCGGTGGTGCTCGGGCCATTTGAGCTGCTCGAAGAGGAGGGGCTGGGCGTGGCCGCAATCGGGGCAGGTGAGGTGGAAGCGGTGCTGGGATCCGGCGAGGAATTGGGACCAGATGGCGCCGGTCTCGACGGTGGGGGTGGAGGTGAGGCAGGCCTTGGAGACTTTGCGGTAGAAATTCAGACGCGCCATGGCGAGCTCGAGGGCAGGGGCTTCGAGGGAGGAGTCGTCGGGCCACTTGTCGACCTCGTCGGCGAAGAGGTAGCGGATCGGGCGGGAGGCGAGGTTGCCCTCGGAACAGGCTCCGACGAGCTTGAGGGTGCAAGACGCGAAGTGCATCTCGGTTTTTCGGAAGTCGTCGTCGTTGGAGGGGAGGAGGGGCTTGAGGGCGCGGCAGGCGCGGAGGCGCGGATGGAGCTCGCGTTCGGACCAGGACTTGGCGTTTTCGTTGGTGCTGGTCACATAGAGGATGGGGCCGGGGTCCTCGGAGATGGCCCACATGAGGCAGTTCGCGAGCCAGGTGGTGCCGCCGACTTGGGCGCTTTTTACAAAGGTGAGCTGACGGATTTTTGGATCAGAGAACCAGAGGTGGAGCTGGCGAAGGTAGGGTGTGTAGTCGGCGTCGTAGCGGCCGGGGCGAGGGGAGAAGCGTTTGTCGAGGGTGACATTTTCTTGTGCCCACTCGAGGGCGGTCGGCCGAAGGCTGGGTTGCCAGATGCGAGAGAGTTGCTCGCGAGCTGCGGGATCAAGAAGCGAGGGCATCGGGGTTGATCTGCTGGGCGGCGCGTTGGACCTCCTCGGCCTCAGCGCGGATCTTGGCGGCGATGTCGTCGGCGACTTGAGGGAGGAGAGAGAGGATGCGGTCAGGGAGGTTCGAAAGAGCGGCGGCGATGGCGGCGGAGTATTGCATGAGAACCTGGACGGCTTGCTTGCGGTTGACGACATCGCCGGAAGCGGCGCTGATGCCAGGGGCGTCTTTCTCGAGACGGCGAAGGGCCTCGGCGTGCTGGAGCCACATGCGGCGGAGCGACATTTCGGCGTCCAGGTCGCCGACGGACTTGGCCAACTCGGCGCGCTCGCGAAGGTCGGCGGTGGCCTCTTTCATTTTCCGGATCTGGTTTTCCAAAGTCAGGTCCTCATCCGACCACTCGCGTGGAATTGACGGAGCGGCCGGCGCGGCCGAGCCGACCGGGATCATTCCGGCAGCCGCGCGCTCGGCGAGAAATTGGTTCCAACGCGGATCCACCTGGTCGCGCCACTTCCGCACGGCGCGCGGAGTGACGCCGTGTCGCGCGGCGCACGCCTTCACCAGGTCCGCTTGTTCCCTTCCGTGTCGTTTCATGTGTTACGGAACGGAACGATGTCAAACGGAACGGATGCGGAACGGGTTCCTTGGTTCCGGTTCCGTATAGTTTCGGGTTCGCTCTCATAAAAGTAACGAGCGACTGGCAAACTGCAGAGAACGCACACCCAAAGAGATTCCTTTGCACTCTTGGACAACGGAACCGAAACACAGGTGCGGAGGTCTCCGCCTTTAAGACATGACTGTCCCCATACCCACTATCACAAAAGCCAAAAGACCTATGCCACCTATGCCACCTAGTCATCAGAGAGAATCCAAACAATGATGGAGAATGATTTGCAAATGATGGAAAAGACGGGGGTGCTGCGTGGGTGCGGGGGTCCAGTGCGAAATGATAAAAGGGGAAGGGGGTGTGTAGTGTTAAGCGTCGGAACATTGCGGACCCCTGCATGACCTATGCGGAAACAAAAAGGCCCGCCGTGTGGCGGGCCTTGATCTCTACTCGAGGACGGTGAGCGTGTAGACACGCTGCCGGTTCTTGCCGGACTGCCCCCATCGGACCACTCGTCCCGATGGCAGGCGGAACTTCTTACCGCCATACTGCTCGGCGAGGAGCCTGCCGAACTTCGAGTTGGCCCGAGCCGTGAGCACATATCGCCGAGGCCCGTCCTTCCCATCCCTCTCCTCCTTGCCCTCGAGCATCCATGTGAAAGCATTCACCTCCACGGCCGCCTCGACGACATCTTGGAAACAAAACTCCTGGTCGTCATCCACGCCCTTCGCCAGTTGAGCCACCAGAGCAGTCATGTCCGCGAGCTCAGAGTTCCCCGACTCCTCGACAGGTAGAGGCTCCATCGGATCACCGAAGCCGGCATGCTGCACCATTCCCCCAAAGACAGCGCACCAAGGTTCATACCCGCGCACGATCCGCGTTGGGCTAGGCCGACCGGCCGCATCCCAAGACCTCACGATCGACCACAGGCACGCGAGGAGTTGGGCGCGCGTCGAGGGTTTCTCAAGCCACTCATCCGAGAAAACCTTCTCGATCTTCCGCGCCTGAGGATCCGCCTCGTCAGTCAGCATTCGGCAATGCAGGAAGCGCCGAGCCACATCGGGCGTGACCTCGAGGTTGTTGCCGGTCAGGAAGACCGTGGCGATCTTCGGCACTGCGAACTTCATCTGAGTATTCATCCGCCGCCCCGTCCAAGTCGCAGCGGTCAAAAACGCATTAAGGGTCGGGGATTTGAGGTAGCCATTGCAGTCATCGAACAAAATGTAAGGCGAGCCTGCCAGTGACTCAGTATCGAGAATCTTCCGCCAATCCTCCTGATTCTCCGGCAGCGGTTGCACATCGCATGTGCCGAGAGTCGAGATGATCGCCAACTGCGCCAGCAGCGTCTTGCCCGAGCCCACCGAGTTCGAGCTGAACATAAAGTTCATCCTGCGCGCCGTCGGCCTCAGCAGCGGCGCGGCAAACATCGCCAGCATCGCCGAGATCACGATCGCCTCATTGCGCGACTGCCCATCCGCCTTCCGATCACCGAAAGGAAACTCCGCCACAAGAGAACGCAAAACATTCCGCGCCTCTTCCAGCGGCATATCCGATGCAAACTCCACCCCCGAGTTTTGCGTGTAAGTCTGTGCCTCGTGGTCATAGCCATACTGCAGGAGCTCGATCCGTCCATCCTTTCGCCGCACCGGCTGCCGAACCGTCGCAACCCGCATCAGCTCACGCTGACGCTCGAGGAATTGATCGCTTTCCAAAATCGTCGCCGCCGCCTCCACCGTGATCGTCTGGGGCTTCTTCTCAAAGACATTCGGCTTCGGCATCTCCCACTTGAAAGTCACCAGGTGTTCTTCGCAGTAAGTCCGAAACCGCCGCGCCGACATCTCCACCAGCCGCCCCTCAGGCGAGATCGTCATCGCCGAGCGCTGCCGCACGAAGACACCATTCTGCGACAAGATCCCCCCGATCTCCCGCGCCATCGTCGAGATCACCGGCACGATCTGCACCATCGGCATCTCCGGATTCTCTGACGCCGCCGCACCAGCCGCATCTCCACGATCCGGCACGATGCCGTATTCTGCCAGCTTCGAGCTGACCATATCGCCTATCTCACTCATGTTATTTTTTATTCCTTGGTTAAAATTTCTCTCTCCAACTCCTCCGCCGCACTCGTCAGCCAATCGTCAAAACGCTCATAGTGCCGACACCCCGCCAACGCCCTCGCCACCGCCTCCCGATCCGCAAAGCCCCCCATCGCCACCCGACGACACTCCCCCCGCCAAAAAGCCAGCACATCCCTCCGAGGCAGCATCTCCGCGATCGTCAAAGCCGGAGCACTCGGCGCGAAGTAGAGCAACTTCTGCTCCTTCTCCCCCCGCCAGCAACCAGGCAGCCGCGTAAGACGCACCGCCGACAGAGCACCTTGATCCGCGCCCGCAGCCACCAGGCCCAGCACCTCCCGCTTGATGTCATCCCATTCTCGCTTTGTGGCCGCATCAACCCGCACCAATGCATGCACCGAGCGACCTCCAGAAGTCGTGATCGCCGCAATCCTCGGAACAACCCGAGCCAATGCACCCAGCCACAGCCTCACCGGAGCCTCATCTGATTCCAGCACCATCCAGCGCCAAGCCAGCACCGACTCCTCCGAGCGACGCGACATCTTTCCCAAGCGAGGATTCGGCCGCAGCTTCCCATCCACCGGCTGAGCCAAAAACCAAACGCCATCCTTCCCAGAAGTCGGAATGCTCTGAGTCGGCCACACAGCCTGCCCCTGGCTTTTGTATTCCGAAAAAACAATCACCCGCTCGCCCGCCTCGGCATTGTAGAGCCGCGACAGAAACTCCCCCGCCGCCACCCCCGCCGGATCCACCTCCGACCGATTCGCCAACCAAGGCAAATCCACCGCAGCCGCAAAATCCCCCGCGATACGCCGCAGCATCTCCGGCTCGTAAACCAAACGCGGCCGAGGCTTCGTCGGGAGCACCTGATTTCGAGAAGACGCCACCGAGCGCGAAGCCGAGCGATCACTCTCCCGCAGCAAATACCCATCCTCCCCAGGCCCATTCACTGCCGACCGCAGCTTGTGCTCCAGTTCATGCGCCGACCACTTCTCCGCATTCCCCTGATTCCAATTTTCCAAAATCCCCAGCGCCTCCGAAGGCGACAGCAAAAACCCCCTCACCAAAGCCCGAGCACAAAGAAGCGTGTGCGTATGTCCGCCAGCGCCCGATACCGCAGGCCCCATCTTCGCCAAATACCTCGCCGCCCGCTCGGCCACAGAAACTTTGTCCTTGCTCACAAAGCCCCCCCGCTCCAGATTCCCAGCCGTTGCACACCGGCAACCCCAAGATTTTTTGTGGGAGCCGTGTGGGAGTCTCCCGCAAGTGCTTCAAATACAAGACAAAACCTTGCCTCGTGGTGTAACGGTAGGGAATTCCCTTCCACGCAAACCCCTGTAAAACAACGCTCCCCCACTTTATCCCACACGATTTTTGTGGATGCGTGTGGGAGCATGTGGGAGTCTGAGGCCATGGCGTTTTTACGGCAGACTCCCAAGTCCTCGTTCTGGATCCTCAAATACCGCGACCTCGATACCGGCCGGTGGCGCGAGGAATCCACCAGATGCCGCATCGATGACCCCAAGGAGACGCGCAAAGCGCAGCGCATGGCGGAAGCCGCCGCACGCCGCGAGGCCCAGCTCGCGCCACGCCACCAGGGAGATTTCATCGAGTGGGCGCCACCATACTTGACGGCACATTTTTCAAACGCGCACTCAAAGAAACGATACGAGCTGGCCTGGTCCCGCTGCGTCGAGTGGATGCGATTGGGCAATCTCAGGCACCCCGCCGACATCCGATACGAGCATGCCAGCCAGTTCATGGATTGGCGCAAAGACCAAGGTGCATCGCACAATACCGCACGGCTCGAGCTGAAGCTCTTCTCCTTCGTCATGCAGGAGGCGCTCCGCCGAGAGCTCTGCACGAAGAACCCCCTCGCGCTCGCCAAGATCCCCCGCACTGCGCCGAAGCCGAAAAAAGAGCTATCGACCAAGGACTTTGCCGCCGCCCGCGCCGCCTTCGCCGATCGAGCCGATTGGATGCTCACCGTCTTCGAGGTCTGCGCCCATCTCGGCTGCCGGTTTAGCGAGGCCGAGTTCGGCCGCGAGGATGTGGATTTTAAAGAGAAAGTCATTTGGCTCATCGATTCAAAGCGGAAGGACGGCGACCCTCGGAAGCGATACGCCGTGCCCATGCCCGCCGGCCTCGCGCAGCACCTGCAGCAGGTTTTTAAAAAAAGCGACCGCACCAGTGGACCCCTCACCGGTGACCAGAACCGAGTCTTTAATTCCATCCTCAAAACCGCCACCGGCGCCACCAGCCACAGCCTCCGCGTATCGTTCGTGACTCGTTGTCATCGCGCCGGTCTCAGCGAATCCCAAGCGATGAGGTTGGTGAACCACTCCACGCGCCTGGTTCACGCCGTGTATTCGAAGCTGAACCTGTCGGATGCTCATTCTGCGGCAGCCTTGGTGCCCCCGCCTGGTGCGCTATAAAGTCCCGCACCCATCGCACCGTCGTCTTCCGGCCAAAAAACGGACACCCCTTTTGTTTTAGAAAAGCAATCTCGTTCTTTGAAAGCCCGATGACATCCGCCATGTCGCATGGGAAAGCCAATTTGTCTGGATCATATTCCGCGATCATTTCTCAATCCTTTCTTGGTAATTTTTCAAAACCTCCCGCGTGTATTCGCTATTCGGCGACAGCAGGGCCACGGCCAACTCGGCCGCCTGCTCGCGCCACTCCTTGATCTCCACCGATTGCTCCAGCAGCCGGGCACCGGCCTCGAGGATCGCCGCCGAGGCCACGCCATCCCCGCTCACGATCTCGCCCGCCAGGGCGTGCATCGCCGCCGACAAAATATGCGTCTCTGTTTTTCTCATTCTCTGTGTCCTCTGTGTTCTCCGCGGTTAAAGCGGAGGGTGTGGGAATGGAGCCCAATGCAGGACCTCCTCCTCGATCTTGTCCGCCGAGACAAAGCGCCAGACGCGGCCATCCAGGAAACCCGTCCACACTTCGCCGCCCTCGAGGTGCAGCAGCACCGATTCCTCGTCATCCGGAAGCTCATCCGCCACCGCCCTCCAGAAGAGTTGCCGAAAAAACCTGGGCTCCTTCTCCGTGACCTCTGTGTCCTCTGTGGTTGAAGTCTTCATTGCTCTTCCCCTCCGAGTTGAATCAGCGTCGTCGATGCCGCGCGGTGCGCTCCCGCCATGTCCGCCAGCAGGCTTTTCACCTTCGCCAGGCGGCGAGGCTCCCACTGGACAGGGAATCCATCGTCCTCCGCCCGCTTCACCCACCGGAGGAAATCCATGTGGATCGCCTCGAGCGTGAGGATGCCCGTCGTGCCTGCCGAGGCCGTGCCACCCCGCGTCGATTCCTCCCGCACGATCTCCCCCGCCTTGATCGATTTCTTGAGTTCGCTTGGCGAGAGACCCTCCTCCTCGGCGATTCTCAGCCAACGCTGAGCCGTGTCCTGCCATTCTTGTCTTGCCCGGCTGAGGCCATCATCCGACAGCGACTTCGAGAGCGCCAGGTGGTGCTCATCGGAGAGAGCCTCGCTCCGCGCGCCCTCGAGGGCCTCCAGAGCCTCCGCAGCGCGCAGGTCCTTAAACTCCATCTGGAGCGACTTCTCGGCCGACTCCACGATCTCATCGCCGAATTGCCTGCGGCCTTCCATGCGCCAATCCGCCATCCACCGCAGCGAGGAGCCGCGCGCGGCGTGGACATAGCGCCCGATCTGCTCCCATTCCTCTTGGATGGGGGTGCGGGTAAATACAAGAGCCCCGCGTGAAAATGTGCAGAGCCCTTCCGGTAGTGTCAGGGTATTTGTGGTGTTCATGATTCTATCGTTTCTCCCAGGCTTTGAGTTGTGCATGCCGGAAGGTCTGCCTGGAGCTTTCGGCCTTCCGGAATTTGAAGACGCCCAGCCGGATCTTGTCGGCCCACTGGGTCGTGTAGTGGCTCACGAGGGCGCGGGTGCAATCGATCTGGCGAGCGATCTCGGCCTGGCTGTGAATGCTGTTCGCCTCATCGAGGCCGGCCGCGAAGATCAGCCCATAGACTTTGGCGCGGATGTTTTTGCAGGGCCTTGTAAATTCTGAGAGCACCTTGGAAAGGATTTGGGCCACTTCCCAATCCACGCTCTCCGAGAGGGCGGCATCCTTGTAGTCTTTGATCCGGCGGGCGAGGGCTGGGCCGACGCCCATTTCCTCGCAGATGAGATCCACCTCGGTGTCGATCTCGCTCATGTCGTCGTAGTAGTGGGGCTCGCGTATCATTGCATGCTTTGGCGGATGAGTTCGTGGGCTTTGGCTCGCAATTCCTCGGAGCGGCGCAGCAGCGCGATCGCTTTCTGCTCGAGGCGGATTTTTTGCGGGTCTTTGGAATATGGCGCCAAGCGCGGGGAGGGTTTGGGTGTCATAGGGTGGCGAGCTCGGCGCGGAGCTTGGCGAAAGCCTCAGCGGCCTCCGCTTGGGTGAGCCGGGGGCCTTGGGTGCGCATCCGGCGAGATTTCGGGGCGGGGGGTGTTGGCTTCGCCAGGAGTTTTTGGGCGGTGGCCAAAAGTTGGGTGGCCGTGGCGAGGAGTTGAGCGGCAGTTTTTTCGTGATGATTCATAGGTGGGTTAGGGTTTGGAAGGTGAAATGGCGGCGCATTGCCAGAGGAGTTCCACGGTGGCGAGTTGGCAGTGGTTGAAGCACTCGTGGCACACCGGCCCGAGGTCCGGATCCAGCAGCTTCGAGACACGCGCCTCGCCCACTGCATCGCAGACCAGGCAAAGGCAGCCGACTTGGTCTTCGGAGAGTTCGATGCTATTCATCGAAGTCCTCCCATTCCGCCCACCGCTGGCGCTTCTCGCGCATGCGCTGGATGCGGTCATACATATTGCGCTGCCCGAGCTGGTAGCACGCGAAGCAGGAACCAAAGGCGATAAAGCCCAACAACACAGCTTCCCAGGCACTCATTTCGCGGCCTCCTGTTTTTTGATAGCAGCCGCTAAAATCTTCGCCTTGGTTTTATAGCCTCGCAGGATGCATTCTTCGTGTGCGACTTTTAGAGTCCACAGACATGGCTGATGTTTTACCGCCTTCTGAAACTTGATTTGTGTCCTTAGATCATCGACGGAGTTATGAACCAGTCGGTCCACATCCTCGCCATTTACAATGATTGCAGATTGTCGAGGCATTCTGAAAAAATTGCTTTTTAAACCCTCAGTGCGCTCTGTGTCCTCTGTGGTTGATCTGATCATTTCGCTAACCTCCTGGTCATTGCCGCCAGCACCACAGGCACGGCGAGGAGTTGGATAAATTCGATGCCGTAGCCGAGGCATCGAAGGATGGTTTCATGGGTCTCACTCATTTTTTTTTGGGTTAAGCGGGGGTGGAAATTTCGGCGTTAGAGCGGGCGCTTGAGGTATCGCGAGCGATGAGGTGTTGGATGTAGCTCGAAAGGCTCCGATGCTCTTGTTTGCTTCGTTCCAGGGCATCTCGGAGAAGTTGGCGCGACATCGAAATGGTCCGCTTTTCCGTTTTTTTTCTCGTCGTGTTCTTCATACTTGTGACGCGTAAAGTATGAAGATTGGTGAATGGGGTCAAGACCTTATTTTCACATTTTGTTGTTTTTTTTCATACTCAGTATGAAAGTTGATTCAGACATGAGTGAGACACCTAAAAAACAAAAGAAGCTGTGCGAACGCCGGACGATTTCCTTCGATGCCGATCTGTATGCGCTGGCGCTCCAGAGAATGAAGCAAGAGGGGGAGACGATGTTTTCGCGCTATGTGCAGACCCTCGTGCGCAAAGACACTGCCCGGCTCCGCGCCGAGGCTTTAGCCAATGAGATTCCGGCAGTTCAAGAAATGGAGATTGCCTTGGTCGCCGATGACTCCCCAGAATACGGGAATAAAGGAAACGAAATTGCGCCGCCTGCCCGACGCTCCTCAGTTTCTTACACCCCGAAAAGAATTAAGCCAACCAAATGAAAATATTATTTTCCACGCTAGCCGCGCTTTTAATAGCCGCCTGCTTCGCCCAGGCTAACTCTACCCGCGATGCGCAATTCTATCTGAACAATCCGGAGAAATACGAGGGGCAGAAGATCGTGCTCTACACGGCTTTTGTGCAGCGCCAACGCGTCACTGATGACGGGGCCGCTGTTATCTTCAGCGCTTACACGATGTCGCGCGATGAGGATGAGACATCTTATATCCATGTCGTCGTGCCGAAGGCCAAGGCTGACGCGTTTGCGAGGCGCTACGGCACAGACTTCAAATACCAAGGGGACAAGATTCGGAAGCTTTCCATGCGCGGAACGCTCAAGCAGATCGACGACACTTGGTTTCTCGACATGACCGCCGAGGATTAAGCTGCTGTTGCGATTAGAGGACCTTATTGAGAGCCGCTAAAAGCGCGGCGTGGGCCGATGGGGAGCAGTCGGTTTTTCGGCCGGGGGCGATGTCGGCGTGGCGCAGGATGTTTGCGAGGGGAATGTTGTTTTCGCGGAGGATGGGGAGGAGATATTCGACGGCGCTGAGGAGGGCGTCTTCGCTGAGCGGCGTTTGGTAGGTGTCGCCTTCCCATGCCATGCCGACAGAGAATGAGTTGGCGTCTTTGCGGCCTTGCCAGGAGGACACACCGGCGTGCCATGTTCTCTGGCTCGGCAGGGCGAGGACGGTTCGTTTGCCGTTGCGAGCGATAATGCAGTGGTAGCTGACTTTGCTGGCGGGGTCGCTGCACCAGGAGACTGATCCGGCGTAGGCGCCTGAGGTGTGGTGCAAGATCACATGGGTGGGCTTGATGACGCGGCCCGCTGAGATGTTGGGGGTGCGCTTGTTGGTCTGCTGATAAAACTTTGGCTCGGGCTTGAGGAGGCCGGAGGTTTTCGCGGGGGAGGTTTTGGGTGGCTTCGCGGGCTTCGGCTCAGGCGCTGGCGCGGGGGATTGCGCGGGCTTTGGCAACATGAAGAAGCGGGCGAGGAGGGAGATCATTTGTCCTTGAGCGTGCGGCTCGGCATTTCGGGGAGTTGATAGGTGAAGCGGCCGTAGTCGGTCTCGAATGAGACGCCGAAAGTCGAACACCCGGTGAGCAGGGCGAGGGCAAGGAAAAGAAACGCGGCGAGGATCATGGCGGCCGCGAATTTGGCGGGGGCGATCATTTTTCCTTTCGGAAAAGCTCGATCGCGCCGAGCGCAGCGATGGTCAGGCTCGTGATGGCGTTGACCGCTTCGGGCTCAAGGTTAATGCCTACTAGCCCGAGAAGGATGCAGAGGCCTCGAATAGTGGACGGCTCCTTGAGCTTGGAGAGTAGTGCTTTCATTGCTTCGCGGCGGGGTGTCAAAGGGTCAGGGATTGTGCCGGTCGAGTTTGGACTCGAGGCGGTCCATGATCGTGATGGCGCGGTTCGTGGTCTGCTGGTTGCTGGAAATCACTTCGAGCATTTCGCGGTTCGCGGTTTTGAGGTGGGTGACGAATTCTTCGTTCTGCTGGTCCATTTTTGTTTCCACGCGCTCGAGGCGGCGGGTGAACCATCGAAACAGGATGCTGGCGAAAACGAGCCCGATCGCCACGAGCGCGATCAGGTGCCAAGTGGCATCCTGACGCGCTGCGTGGTTGATAATGCCGAGTGCGGAGTCGGGCGTCATGAGTTAGCCTGGGCGATGAGGTTGCCGACGATGGCTGTGGTTGCCACATTGGCGAGGCGATCGGTATTCAAAGCCGAAACCTTCGAGAGTTCGCTCGATAGCTCGGAACGAACGGCTGATGCCACGGTGGCCGCTGAAGGGGCAGTGACTCCGGCGATAGCGGCCTCGAGGAGGCTTTGGTCTGCGGGATCGCTTGGCAGTGCGTCGGTCTTGGCTTTGATCGCGGCGACATCGCTGTTGGCTGGCTCGACATAGTCAGCATCGGCGAGGCGGCTGCTGATAGCGACATCCAGCTTTGAGCTGTTCGCATCGATTTCCTGACGGATCTCCACGGCTGTCGGGCCGCTGGCGCTGGTGAGCGTTCGGTCATTGTAATCCCAGATATCAGCGGGAGTGACGCTGGCGGGGGCGTTGGTGAGGTTGGTGACGGTGCCGCCCGTGATCTCCTTGGTGCTTGCTCCCCACACCGCCGTTGCGATTTCGGATTCGGTCGGGACATCGGGCGAGTTCGTGAGCGTATCGACCACGCCGCCGGTGATTTCTTTTGTCACTGCCGACCAGACGGCTGATGCCACGGTGGCTGCGCTCGGAGCGGCATCGGTTGGGATGCTGTCGAGCTTTCCGCCGGTGCGCTCGAGGTCGGCGCGGACTGCGGCGACGAGGGCGATTTCGTCCACATTCTGGTTACCGATGGCTCCGACGATGGCGTTGAGGACGGCTTGGCCGTCGTTTTCATCAAGCAAGCTGCCTTCTACGGCTTCGCTGATTTGTGCAGTGGTCGGGATGTCGGATACCGCTGCGGGCGAAGCCGGGAGGTTGTCGGTTTTGATCTTAATCGCGGAGATGTCTGAGTTGGCTGGCGCGGTGTAGTCTGCATCTGCCAGACGGCTGGAGATCGTGGCATCCAAATTACTGAGCTCTGTCAGCTCTGTGCGAACGGCTGAAGCCACAGCGGCGGCTGTCGGGGCGCTGGTCGGGGCTGTGTAGGCTGCCGAGGCTAGACGGCTTGAGACGCTTGCATCGAGGTTGGAAATCTCCGTGAGTTCGGTGCGGACGGCGGAGGCAACCGACGAGGCACTCGGCACGCTCGGGAGGTCGCCGGTCGTGAGGGTCGAGCGGCTCGAGATCGTGGCATCGAGGTTCGCCATTTTGGTGGAGTTGGAATCTAGCTCGGTGCGAATCTGAACCACGGTCGGGATCGAGAGGGCGGAGATGGCGGACTCGACGAGGCCTTGATCTGCGGGGTCGCTTGGGAGATTGTCGGTCTTGCTTTTGATGGCCGAGATGTCCGAGTTCGCGGGAGCCGTGTAGCCCGAGGAAGCAAGGCGCGAGCTAGTCGTGGCGTCGAGGTTTTCGACTCCTGCGCGGCCGAGGACCCAGAGGCTTGGGATGTGCTGGGCGTCCACGGTGGAGTCGGTGGTTTTGAAGATGGCGGCGTATTCGCCCTCCGAGGAATTGTCGGTTGAGAGCGTGTAGCTATACAACCCACCGCCGAGCGCCGCGGCGCTGCCTGCGGTGACGATTTGGGTGCCGCTTGGATTGTAGATGTCGATTGTGACGGTGAGGCCGGTTTTGCCTTGTTTCGACGCTGTAAAGAAAGCAAGGAATTTTACGGAGGTGGAGACTTGTTCGAGCATGGGTGGTGGTGGGTTTAGATTTCTTCGGGTTGCGGGAGTAGTGGCAGGACTTCGGACATGGGGAGGACTTCGACGCTGGGGAATAGTTCAGCGGGGAGATGCGCGAATCCGCCGGAGTAGAGGCCGCCGGGGGCGACTTCGGTCAGCAAATCGGCGCAAAGCATTTTGCGGCCATCGGTGAGATCGACGGGGCTGGCGACATGGCGCGGGTTGCCATGCTCGGCTTGCACAGCGGCGAGTTGCGCGGCGAGTTCGGGCGAGAAAACGAGCGCGAGGTCTTTTGCGTCGGTGTAGCTCACAGGCTGGGGGATGAGGTCGGCGAGTGTCATATGGCGGCGGCGATGGCGGTCATGAGGGTGCTGACACGGGTGTCGAGGAGGGCGAGATTGAGGGATTCGCCGATGGAGTAAAAGGAGAGGCGGCCGTCAAAACTTCCTGTCGGACCAGTTGCAAAAACAAAGTGATTTCCTGATGGATTTCCAGATGAGGGTGTTGCTCTCGTTGAGTTTGCTCCGCCAACGCGAAGCAGATAGCTAGCGGCTACATTTCTTGCTTGCCCCTTAAATCCGACGGATGTGCTTGAGCCATTTGCGTAAGTCCCGGTTGTTCTGCATCGTGATCCCAAGTTTGCAGCTGTTCCGCTTGATAAAAATGTTTGCGGGAAAATGTTTATGCCAATGATGGTGCGACTTGCTGTTATGGATGGGGCGGCCATTAAATAAATAGCCTGGTGCACACTGTCTTGAGGGTCAGCGTTGCTATTACGGTTTGAGTTTAAATATTTAGTCGAACCGTTTCCAAGTAGTCCGGTTTCTCGGTTGTAATCACCGCTGACAAAATTTGCGTTGGTCGGAGCCGTGCCGACGAGTGGGACGAGCGCACCAGAAAGCGTGCGCGCTCCTGCGAGAATGCAGGAGGCTTTGAGGGCGCTCCAGATGCCGTCGGATTTGCAGCCGAGGATGAATGATTCGACTGCTGTAATGACGCCAGACTCTAGCTCTTGGCCGTCGGCTCGTTCGACGGCCAGCAGATAAGCGTTCGCGTCGTTATCGTCCGAAACGCGGCGCATCGTGGTTGGCACGCGCAGCGGGGAGAGTTGGCCGTAGAGAGGACTAAGCATAGGTCAGGGACTCCTTGTTTGACCACTGCCCGGAAGCTGAGCTCTCGCTGCTGGTGGTGCCTGCGGCGTTGAAAATGGTTCGGGAGATTTCCCAATTCAGGCTGTCATACACCGAGCCGGTGTTGGGAAATTCTGAATACAGGAGGAAGCCGAGATAGGTTGTGGTGCCGTCGCTCGAAAGGTCGAAGGCCCAGACGCGATCTGGCGCGTCTTTGGCACCGGCGAGTTTGTAGACCGTGCCGTTCGGATGCTTGGCGTAAATCTTACGATCTGTGTGGTTGATCGAAATCGCTCCGGGCGAGAGCT